ATAGGTCTTGTATCATCGATAACCTCCTCATAGGTTATTCTGTTTACCTTGTTATTATAACTATTTCCAAGGTTTTCCCAATTTATACTTTTTTCTCCAAGTTTGTCAAGGATAGATTCTTCGAGAGAAATGGCATTATCTTCAGACAAAACTTCAAATTTTGCATGATGATCGTAGGCCCATATATTTACTAGGAATTTTTTCATTATCTTACTTTCTAATCTAAATATGGCGGAACTATGTTCCGCCATATTAATTTAATTATTATGCTCCTGGTGATCCAAAGATACCTCTCCAGTCAGAGAACCCAAATGAGTATCTCTCTCTAGCTTTGTATCTTACATTTCCTGTTTCGAAGTCACCTTCCATTGAAGTGTTGATTGGTGATCTTGTGAACATCTTCATTCCGTGTGGAGAATCTGTTCTGATGAACCAACGCTTCTGACCAGTGAATCTGTGGTTAATGTGGTAACCGCCTGGTAGCATCCCTTTAGATACTAGTGCGTTTACATCATTGTCTGCAGTTCCAGGTCTGTACGGAGACGCCATTAGTCTTTCCGCAACAAACACAAGTTGTCTTGGAATGTGCAAAGTTTTACCTTGTAGAGCGATTGGAATATCTCTATCATCAGTAAATCCTGCGATACCAATTAACGCATCTTCCAGAGATGTTTCTGAAAGTTCTGCTTGTGTTGTGAACGTATTTGCTTGTGACGCACCACTTTGTAGTGGGTGATCAGTAGCTGCTAATACTTTACCGTCGCCACCTAATTGAGTAGCTGAGAAAGCATTGTTGAATACGTTAGCTGCTTTAGTTTGTTTAGCCGAAGCCATTGATCTAGCTAATGCTTTTGTTAGTCTGGTAGACATCTTGTCATAAAGATTATCTTCCATAGCTTCCTCAGTAATTGAGAACGCCATAGCGATAGTCTCATGATTGTATCTTGCTACCCAACCTTCTCCAGTATCAGCATAGTTTACTGCTTGACCTTCAAATTTTACAGAAGCTTCGCCAAATCCTGGAAATAGGACTTCTTCTTCGAAAGCTCTGTTTGATGATTCCTCATCGAATAGTACGGCATGCTCGTTTTCGTATCTGCTATATTCAGTTCCGAAAATCGCGTGTAAGCCAGGTACTAATTCTTTAAGGATCTGACCTCTTGATATAGCCATAATTATTTACTCCTTATATTATATACCTGTAACGCCTGTAGCGCCGTTACGATGTTGGTGAGTGTTAATTCTAACCATGATATCCATTGCTGTTCCTGCAGCTGTGAATCCTAAATCATCTTGCGCACTACCTAAAATTTGTAGTGGGAAAGTGTTTGTAGTATTCTTTGTGCTTGAATCAGCTACTAGACCTGATTTGAATGTTACTGTTGAGCCAGTAGGGGCTGCCACGATCTGTACGTTTTTGCCCACATCTGCAGCAGCAATAGCTGTAGCAGCTTGGTCTGCTTGAATCTTAAACAAAGTGTTTGGGTCATCATAGACAAAGCATTTAAATTTTGCTTTTGCAACTGTGCCTGCGGCAATCGAACGTACAAATTTAACGTCCCCACTTGAATTATCTGAGTACTCAGCACCCCAGAATACACCAACAACTGCTCCTGGAGAAGCTCCAGCCATGTCAGTTACGATGTTTCCAGCAGAGTAAGTTACTAAATCACCTTCAAAAAATGCTGAAGGTGCAGTAGCAGCTACTCTATATCCGTTTCCGTCAGAAAAATTATTGGCTCTGATTGTTCCCCCATTAGCTTGTCTAATTGGTTCTAATCCATATCCTGCCATAATAATCTCCTTATTGCAAGTAGTTAATTAAATCCTTCTCAGAGCCATCCTAAGATTACTCTTCGAATTTTGGTTTTGATCCAGATCCCTGCGTGACAGAAGATTTTGAATCGTCAGATACTGGCATATTTGGGTTTTGGTTTTTCATATATTCAGCGCTATATGCATTACCCATTTTTCTCGTCTGATCGTCGTAGTACGCTTCTTTCTGTGCGACAAAATCCTTTGTGTTTTTCATAAGGATTAAATCTCCAGATCTAACCGTACCTGCGTGTTTACCAGCAGATAGCACGTCAGCGTGAAAGTCTTCTCCTAGTTCCCCAGGTGTGACTGGCACGTATCCTTCGCGCAATCTTTCATGAACATTTGAATCATCTGGAGTATTTAACAGTTCGTGTCTTACCCAGATATATTCCATACCTTCGTCTTTTTTTCCTTCGGGAATGTCCAATCTTTTTAAAGGTTCCCAAGGTTTACTTCGAGGTGCCGAGTCCCGACTTTTACGGCTGCTTTTTGTTGCTTGTGTCATTTCTAACCTCCCGCCTGTTGGCGCACTTTTTGTCGCGCATATTCTTGTAAGGAAACTCCTAGCCTGTTAGCCATATCAACTTCTGATTTAGATAACTTAACTTGGTTTTTCCCGATAGCAGAGCGCGTTCCGCTCAAAACTGGTGGAACTTTTTTCGCTGCAGTATTTCTGAATCGTTCAGGGAACTCTCCTCTAATACGAGAATCAAGCTCGTTATAATATTCATCTGGATTAGATGCAGGAACAATGCCTTCATCAATCAATTCTTTATGAATTACCATAGCTGCTTGTGTCATGATCCGATCTTTTGTAGATGAACCACCAAACCATTCATTTCGTTTTTGCCAATCTAATGCTTTACGATCTGGTACATACTCGTTAGAAGACGCAGTCTTCTTTGTAGTTTTAGTTTCAACTGGTTTTTCTACAGTTTTCTTATCAGACTCAGCCCTTACTCTGTACTGCTGTGCGATTAAAGTTTCAGCTTTTACTGAAGCTAAAGCATCTTGTGCTTTAATTTCCGCATCAATGTCTCCTGATTCTTTTGCTGTTTTGAGTGCAGTTAAGGATTGTTTCTCTTGAGCTTTTAATCTTTCTAAGTAAGAATTAATAGCTTGCAGTTCAGAATCTTTAGTTTTAGATTGAAGCGCTTCTTTTTCAGAAGTCCAAGTTTCTTCTTGTTCTTTGTACTTCTTTAATTGAGCTTCAAGATCTTTTTTCTCTTTGACAAGACGTTTGATTCTTTTTTCAGCTCTCTTGCCAACTGGTTTCTTTTCTTTAGATTCTTCTTCCTCATCCTCTGATTTGTCTACATTATCTTCTTCAGACGGTTCCTCGTCTTCAGATTCTTCTTCTATAGTTTCTTCGGATTGGACTGGAGCTTCCTGTTCAGGTTGCTCTTCAGGTTTGGTTTCTTCCTTACCTTCAGATTCTTCGTTTGGAAGATCAACAATTATTTCTTCTTGTTCTTCCTGTATATCTTCTTTTTTATCTTCGTCTACCATTTAGACCTCCTTCGGTTGCGATCCGCGTATCTCGCTTTCCGAATATTGTATACTAAATGGTAGATATATGCAAGTCTATTTGTGTGATATTTTTGAAGGATCTAGCACTACAGCCACAACTTCGTCATCATTTATGAGTGAATACTCCTGTCCTTCGTGTTTTACTTTGAGTCCTACATACTTTCCTGTAAGAACCCAGTCTCCTATTTTGCACCATTTAGTTTCTTTATCATGGTAACAATCAGATCCCATATCAATAACTTGTGATACTACGCATGAAAATTTAGCTGCGTCTCTAGATTCGTCAGTTAATATTATGCCCCCTTTTGTCTTTTCAGATATCTCTCTGGGTTTTAATAATATTCTATATCCTGATGGTTTTGGTAACGTCATACATTTTCCTCCTTGTATAGTTTCCTAAATTCCTCAGTGACTCTAGATTTCATATCTTCTAGAGTATGAGATATACCTAACATGTATTTATATGATGCGAAATCGTCTGCTCCTACGCCAGATATCTGATCTTTATTAGCAGCTATTGCTTCATCTAATACATTTAGTAACTTGTCTTTTAATGTACTTGCATCCATATTGTCTCCTGTTAGAGAGGGGCACAAGGCCCCTACCCTTATTTAATGCTTACTGTTTTAGGTTTCTTTTCGTCTGGTACAATCTTCTCAATATTTATTGAAAGTAAACCATTGTCCATCTTAGCATCTTTCACTACCATATCATCTGCTAATGCAAACGATCTGATAAATGATCTCTGCGAAATACCTTTATGCAAAATATCTTTATCATCAGTCTTTTCTTTTTTAATAGATTTGACTGTCATAGTGTTATCTGCATATTCAATATTAATATCAGCTTTGCCAAAACCAGCTATAGCCATTTCGACTACATAGTTTAAGCTATCAACTTTTCTAATATTGTATGGTGGGTAGTTTGGTGACTCAGTGTTTATATCCATGAGTCTGTCTAGTAATGAATCGAACCCTACTGTAAATGGTTTGTACGGTTCCCAATTTATAATATTCATATAACCTCCGTTAAGCGTTATGTTATGATCCCATTATGGCGATCGGTGTTATTATAACACGTTATCTATTTTTGTTCAAGGAATTTGTAAAAATAATTTGTATCATCACCAGCAGTCCATTTGCTTACAGATTCTACATTATATTCTATAGTTGATACTTTAAAATCTGGTTGTTTTGGTTCTGACGGTGTTAATGATTTATCGTAAAATAAAGTTCTATTGTTAGGTTGTGCGGCAAAATGTCCGTTATCTAATTCTATAATATTAAAAGATTTGTGTTCTGCAGGAACTTGTGAGTAGTTTATATTAGGTAAATTGTGGTCTGCGTGACAACTATCTATTGTAAATAAATATTCACCTTGATACCATTGCTTTGCTGGTGATAAGTATTTAGCCCTAGGGGGCACAGTTGTTTTTTCTATTACAGTAATATGATAGCTAAAAGCATCCCATAGTTCTAGTTCTTCTAATGGAAGATCATCTTTAACATCAGGGGAACTAACAAAAGCACTGATAGGGAGCTTATCATAAAGAGCAGCATATTCTGGCAGATACGTTTCAAAGTAGAGCGCTCTGCCCTGGATTGACTTAACAGTAGCCCAAACACCTTCTACGTATTCTCCATGTCCTTTTTGATGATCATATAAATATTGTTTCTTAACATAAACTTTTACGGGTGGTACATTAGCAACTAGAAATGACATTACTTCTTTCTATAAAACTTACGTCCTACAAAGAAAACAATTAAGTTCTGTATTGTGTTTAATGTGACCATTAAAAGTAACCACGCTTCCCATATCTCCATCTATTTAGTTTTACCACGAGCTTTTTTCAAAGCTTGTTTACCACGTTTTGCTATTGCAGCTTGTTCTGTTTTACCAGCAACTTTAGCACGTTGTTCTACAACAGTCAAGATTTGTATCTTACGTGCGTATGGTTTGTTTATTCTTTTTACTTTAGCTACGGTTGCCCTAGCATCCGCTGGTGTTGCGTATTTAATACTGACTGTATCTTTTGGATTTTCGTCAGTATATAATCTGCGACCTGAACCTTTAGGTTTTTTACCTGTTCCTTTTTTAGGATCTTTTCTTTTTACCACTTACTTCTATTTGCCCAATATGCTGCAGACATTTTACCTTTTGCAATATTCTTTGCATGTCTAGCTTTAAATGATTTTCTTTTTTTCTTCATTCTATCGGACTCTCCTGCTTTAGGTTTGCCAGCTGTCTTTGCGCCTTGCTGACCGTACCTGATTGTTTTAACTTTGTTACCTTCTTTAGCAACTACAATATGTGATTTCTTAGGGTGATTAGGAGTACGTTTTGGTTTATTAAAACCTGTAACTCCTGCACGTTTTAGTCTAGGATCTTTAGCCATTATCTATACTTCCTTACTTTCTTTGCAATCCCTTTCGGTTGCTTCACAAACTGTTTGCCCTTTTTTGTTCCTTTTCGCTTTGCTCGTGTCGTTGCCGCATACTCCGCAGATGACAGAGCTTTGATCGCTTTCTCTGGTAGATACCTTTCCCCAGTAACGCTTGACTTCTTCCCAGACTTCGTTCGCCATTTTTGTTTGCCCCAATCTTTTAAACTCTTTTGTGACTTAGCTAACTTCTTAGCCATCCCAATGTCTCCTGATTGTATCTAATTTATCTTCAGCATCAGCTATATTTCCCATAAGTTTATCTATCTCCTCCAGGTGTTGGGGATGTTCCCCAATACCCACAGGATTTGACAAATAAATATTTATCGTAGTCTTAGCCTCAGCTATCTGAGCCTCGTACTTTTTACTAAGAGCCTCTAATATTTCTTCTTTATGCATTAAAAAATAATGATAAGTGCAAGTATAATTACAGCTGCTCCTAGAATTTTTTCTTTCTTAGAACTATCTTTAATCATACTCCAAATACTTTTTATCTTATCCATGAGTACTCCTATTTTTTCTTTTTCTTTTTAAGCATCATAAAATCTTTTTTACTGATTTTACCATCCTTGTTTGCGTCTATTTTGCTCTGCTTGCCTTTAAGTTTCTTAGCTTTTTTAGGCTTGTTCTTTTTAGCAGCAGGCACTTTCATTGCATATCCTGGCATTACTTATATCCTCCTCCAGCTTTTTTATAGGCCTTGGCCAATGCTTGCGCCTTCCTAGCACTCCATTGTCCCGCGCCCGTTCCGTGTGAAGCTTGTGCTTTAATACGATTAAAGATTCGCTTCCTTAATCCAGGCTTGGTGTAATTACCAGCTTGGTTAACTTTTGATTTACTTTTTGCTTTTCTTTTTGCCATTCTTTAACATTCCTTGTAAAGTGTTAGCTTGACTTGCATGAGTCTTTGAAGCTTTTTTTAAACCTTTAATTACTTTTTTAAGTTTCTTTTTCATTATCCTCTCCTTACAGTTGTATTAATTATACCTTCAATATTAGAAGTCATGTCAGCTGCAGAGTCCATAGCCATCTGTGCTTCTTTTAATTTACGATCTTGATCTTTATTTTCATCATCAATCAATAATTTACTTTCTTGTAAATCCATTTTATCTTGATGTACTTTCATATCGTTTGCCAATTTTTGTGCTCGTAAAGCTAAATCTTTTTTCTGTATATCAAGTTGCTGTTCAGCTGTAGATTCTTTTTCTCCATTCATAATTTTTTGCTTTTCTTCATCAAACTGATTTACTTTATCTGAAGCTTCTGCAGCCATCAGTGCAATTTGATTTTCCATCTCAGGTGGCATCTGTTGTCCAGACATAATCATTTGTTGTGCTTGAGGATTTTGAATCATCTGTGCCATTTCTTGTTGATACTTTAATGCTAAATGATCTTGTATATGAGATGCTAAAACTTGCTGAGCTGCTGTATTAGTTGTATACGCAGGATTTTGTAAGAACGTTCCATGTGCCACTATGTGTGCGTCATGATTTTGATCTGGTCTTGGTTGTAAAGGTGCCCCCTTTAATGAAGCCATATTCTCTGATATAGGATCAGCAGAAAAAGGTTGTTGTGATTGTTTTAAATATCTAGTTGGTTCCTCCACGCCCATCGCTGCAAACAGTTCCATACCTATTGCTTCCATATTGTAAGCAGCTGGGTTCTGTTGAGCGATAGACATGATGGCATTTATTTTCGCAATCCTGTGTGCTTCTGTTGGCATGTTAGGATCGGATACAGGAATGACGTCTATACTTTTTAGGTTGAAATCTTTCCTGAATACTTGCTGTGCTCCGCCCGCCACTTCATAGGGATACAAGTCTGGGAGATACTCAAAGTCTAGCCTTGTTAATATTCTCAGATCTTTGGTTTGTGCGGCATGTAGACGTTTATGCACAGCATTGAACAGCTTTGAAGACTGTTCAAGCAGAGCCATAGTCGTTCCGACTGGCCCATAGTTTGTCGCATTATCTACTACATTATCAGTAGAATCTGCGAATTGGGCTGCGAGTTTAGACGCATAATCCATTAAATTAAATAAAGTTGATGATGGTTCTTTGAATGGAAGAATCTGTAAAGACTTTCCTAAGTCACCTGCAGGTGCATTTACTTCTCTAAACTCACCTGGTGCAA